TGTAAGATTGCAGGCTGTCCAGCGCGTCTTCGTCCGGGGTCAGCGGCTGTGGCGCAAACAATGGGCCGTGGTCGATCGCGCGGTTGCGATGCTTCGCCTGCACCGAATGACTGCCGCCGCCTTCGTAGAAGGCGATGCGCTCCTTGATGTCCCGGACGTACTCGGCCTCGCGTTCGATCAGGATGGCGTTGCGGCCGGTTCTAAGCGCCGCCACGGCGGCTGTTCCCGAGCCGGCAAACGGATCAAGGAACGTGCCGTTCGGTGGCGTGACGAGCGCGACAAGCCACTTGATTAGCTCGACCGGCTTTACCGTTGGATGCTTTGAGCCCCAGCGATCTTGCACGCCGGCTTTGGCCGAGAAGAAGAAGCGGGAGGCTGAGCCGGTGTCGCTATAGCCGCCATTGCCATCGGTTAGGCGGAAATCGGACTGCCGTTTACGCGTTCCGCTTGCCCCGCGCGGCGGCCCGCTCTCACTTGCCGGAAACAACCCCATCACCTCGTCCGAGCCGTCGTGGCAGATGTTGGCGGGCCAGCGGCCGTTTAATGCCGTGTCTTCCGTACGCGGCTTACTGCTGGCGATATCAATCAACCGACCGGATGTTGCCCCCACCGGAAAAGGCGTCTTGTCGTCACAAGCAATCCGGCATTCGTCCACCTGCACCGTCCTTTTACCGCCCGGTTTGTAGGCCAGAATGATCGGCTCGAAGGCGGGTTTCAAAGCATCCCGGCGCTTGGGGAGGCCGGTGCCGTAAAGCCACATCAGGCAGTCTTGGATGACGAACCCGGCATCCTCGATGGCGCAGGTCATGCGGTGATAGGTGCGGGTGCCGCCGAACGCGACGAGAAAGCCGCCCGGGCGCAGGGCTTGGCAAACGATGCGCCAGGTTTCGGGATCGAACGCAATGCCGCCACCATCCCATTGCTGACCCATGAAGCCGGCGCGAGCCGCTTTGTTAGTGGCGCCACGGTACGGTCCACCATCTTTCCGCGGCCCATACCCATTGAAATCCACGGCAATGTTTCCGCTAGTTAGGTGATACGGCGGATCTGTCACTACGGCGTCGACCGTCACCCCGAGCGTCAGGATGACCTCGCGACAATCGCCGCGATGTAGCCGGATCACTCGGCCATTCCGTTCGGCCGTTGCCCGGGCGCCGGTTGCGGGCGCTGGTCGTAAGCCCCGGCGGCGTATTTCAGCTCGATCTCACGCTGTTTTGCTTCGCCGGCGATCTTCACCTTGGCCATGCCGACCGCCAGGTTGTTCTCCGCCTTCTGCCGCTCCAGCTCCTTTTCGTACTCGGCCTTGAGGAGCCCCATCTCCTTTTCGTGCTGCAGCTTCTGCTGCTGGATCGCTGCGTCAGCCTGGGCTTTCTCGTTGAGCAGCCGCTCCTCGGCCTGCGCCTTGATGACGATCGCCTGAGAATTGGCCTGCGCCTGCATCTGCTCCTGTTGGATCTTGGCCTGCGCCTTCAGCATCTCTGGGTCAGGCGGTTTCGGCGGCGGCGGCGGGCTGCCCGGTGGCGGGCCTTGTCTGGGATCAGCGAAGAAGCTGCTCTTAAAGCCCGCATTTTCTTGCAAGGCCTTCAGCGCATCGTAGACATTCTGCGGGTACACCAAGGGCCCGCCGACACCACCCTGCTGCTGCACGATGGTGCCCTGCAAGGTGATGATCTGCATCAAATGCTGCAATATCTGGTCGCGGTTGCCGGTGCCGAGCCCTACCGACACCGTCACCGGCATCTCTTGCCGCCACTCCCGCGGATCGACATTCAGCCAGCCGCCGGTCACCCGGATGATGCGTTCCTGCTGCTGATTTTTCCGAATGAGGCGCATCACCCCACGCATCAGTTCTTCCACCCCGTGGGCGAAAATCCGGGCGAACAACTCCACCCGCTGCGCCGCCGATTGCTGCAACATAGCGATCGAGGCAGCGGCGGTGTTGTTCAGCGCGTCCGGGCTGATCATCTGGCCCTGAGATGATATGCCCGTCCTGAGCTGGGCGATCTCGTCCAGGTATTGGACTAATGGAAAGCTCTTATCCGCGGTGAACGGGATCATCATCGGCTGGACGCCGCCCAGCCTTCTGGTTCTAACAATACCGCCGGGCCGGAGAGTTAGAAGATCGTCGTAAGTATTCTCATTGACACTATCGTCACCGACCTCGATGCGCGGCCAGTTGGAGAGGAAAGCGTTGTCAATCATCTGCCGGATCAACGTGCTCTTGATGAGCTGCAGATCCATCGTCAGATCGGCGAGAGACTGCCCGACCAACTTGTGAGAAGCCGGGATCGGGCAGATGCTGATAAACGGCACCTCGTCGACACACTCGACCGCGGCTTTGCCGTCCTTGGTCAGGATCACCATGCCATTGCCGGCAGTCATCACCCGGTAGAGTTCCGATGTCTTGCCGCCTTCGTCGAACTCCTCGACCGCTAATTTGCAGTAGTTCTCCTCGACCCAGATCTCCCTGCGGCTGCCCTTGGCGTTGCCATGCGGCCAGTCCTGCTCCTCGCTGTGCCGCTCGACCCGCTCCATATTGTATTCGCCGCTGTCATCCCACGGCACCAGGTCGAGACATTCCTGGTCGTAGCCCTGCTGGACGAGATCGCTGTAGGTCCATCTGCGTCGGTGGGACAGGAACGGGATATCGCCGCGTTTGGCCCGGCGGGAAAACAGGATCTCCTCCGGCGGCACGTTTTGAATGCGCACGACACCGTGCTCGCGAGTGACCCGCAAGGTACAGTCGTACAGCTCAACCGGCAGAGGCGGTAATGGCGGAGCCAGCGGCATCGGCGGCAGTGACGGTACATTTGCTCCAGGAATTGCGCTCGGCCCTGGCTGACCTGGCGGTCCGCCGATCCCCGGCGGCACTCCAGGACCTGGTGGTGGTAACGGCGAAGGCGGTCCTGGTACTGGGGGAGGAGGCCCAAAAGGCGGTGGCGGCCCAGCAGGAAGCGGCGCCGGCGGCACCATCATCGGGGGCGGAACCGGCATCGGAGGCGGCGGCACAAAAGGCCGGTCCATCGTAAACTCGTCCGCGTCCTGGTTGTATTTCGTCAGCTTGACGACTTCGATGTCTTCGTCATCGCCTAAGAGGGCGTCGTATTGCTCCTTGGTCAGTCCTGTATACGTATAGGTCTCGGTAGTCTTCTGGGTATCCCAATAATATTTAACCCAGCCCAAGCGTTCGAGTAACGCGTCCTTAAACCAATCGTGGAGCAACATAAACCCGTTATTGTCGCTCATCAGGGTATAATTGAGAAAGTCGGTTGCCTGTCGCGCTATGCCTTCCATTCCCGGCCGCGGCGGCTCGACAATGCAGAGCTTGTCTGATGCCGTGAAGATCCGGATAAGTGCCGGAATTACCCACTCCACCGCCTCCAGCACGGTGCGCATGACGACTTGTGATCGGTCATCCACCTCGTTACCGAACAGCTCGCCGTTGTAGTACCGCATCGCCTGCATACGGTCATGGCTGAGCTGCCCGCCATCCTTGCCGAGGGCGCCGTCCAACTCTTCCTGGATGATCGACTTGACGTTCGCCTCGTCGAGTTCGTCTAGATCGAGACCCTGGACAATCTCCTCCTGGCGTTCCGGCTGCTGTCTGCCGCCTGGGCGCATGCTGCCCGGCAGATCGTCGCCAGCAAAAGCCGAGCCGCGTGTTGCGTAACCGTCGCTCATCGCTTGCGACTTGCTCCTTTAGCGGCTTTCTTGCCCTTAGCCGTGACCTTGCTGCCCTGCATCAGGCCGATCTTGTTCAAGGTCGCGTAAACCCGCGGATCGCCATTGCCATAGCGTGAGGCAAGCTTGTCCTCGACATCGGCCACCGCGGTCTTTTTGCCGGTCGGGGTTCGGCTGGGCATCAGCGCGCCCCAGGCGGCCGACCCGGCCCCCGGCGGGCCTCGCGCTCCTCGGTGTGGTTGACCTCCGAGCCGTAAAGATCGCCATGCAAATCCTTGCCTTGGACGCGCTCGACCAATTCCGTGACGGTCTTCTCCACCT